GGTGGGGATTACTAATGTTTACGGGCTTTCCATCTGAGAACACACCTGCGATTCAGGTGTGGGATTTTTCTACTGCGGATAGATCGTTAATTTCAATTTCTTTAACAGATGATTGTGCGCCAATTCAAGTTATTGTTGGCGGTGGAAGCACTAACACAATAAATCTTTATTTGCCACCATCGCCTATTGAAGGTAAGCAAATAAAACTTGTCAATACTTTTTACGGAAACTTTCCGGCTCCAATATCCGTTAAATCGTCTGATGCCAGTGGATTGGGGTCATCGACTACCTTAGGTTCTTTAACTGCCGGACAAACTCTTGATTTATGCTATTCAAAAAATTTCATTTCTCGTAGTGTTTCAAATACAAAAACAGGCTGGATTTCTTTAAATCAAGCACCTATTTCTGCATCAAATCCAAATGCAGTTTCTTTTGGCTCGGGAAACATTGCGTCTGGTTCAGCATCTGGGACATTTGGCGGTTCAGGTAACACAGCAAGCAGTACAAGTGCTGCTGTTATTGGTGGTTCAAGCAACACAGCAAGCCAAGTTGGATGTATTGTGGCTGGAGGGAATAATAATAGTGCAAGCAACACATACGCCTCTGTTTTTGGTGGCTCAAGCAATAGTGCAAGTTCTCTTGGAGCTACTGTAGTTGGAGGCGACAATAATTCAGCAACCGGCAGTAACGCTGTTGTTATTGGTGGTGTAAGTGGCTCATCAAGAGCAATTATTGGAAATTTTGTCACACCTGCAAGCAACACACCAATTGCATTTAATGCTCAACAACTGGCTACTTTATTGCTAGGTAGCCAAACTACAGACGCAACTGCAAGAGTTTTGCGAAGTAACAATTCTGTCGCTGGCACAACCAACCAAGTCATCCTACCCAATAACAGCGCCTATACATTCCAAGGCACTTGCATCGCCAACGTAACTGGTGGTGGCACTACCTCTGGTTGGAAGTTTGAAGGTGTAATCAAGCGCGGTGCTAACGCTGCTTCCACAGTGCTAGTTGCGGCTGTTACTCCAACTGTTATCGCACAAGACGCTGGTGCTGCTGCATGGGTCTTGGCGATCACTGCTGACACCACCAACGGCGGCATTGCTGTCACTGTTACTGGCGCAGCAGCAACCACAATCCGATGGGTAGTAAAAATCGAAACAACTGAGGTGACCTTCTAATGGCTCTGAAAATCTCTATCCCCACAAGCAACGTAGGCGTTCCTTTCACGGACGCATACGCCCGTATCACCAACATCTTTGGCAACAAAGATCAGGTGCAATACCAAGTGTCAGTGTCTGCCAATGCTGATGCCCGTCAAGCAAACGCACAGGAAGTTGCACAACACGCCTTCTACTGCGCCACGCCACAAGGCAACCTGATGGACGGTCTGTATGCTGACCTGAAGCTGCAAGTCGGCTTTGAGGACGCTCAAGACTGTTAAGTATGAAAATAGCCGTCTACGCCATCAGCAAAAACGAAGCACATTTTGTCAAACGATTCTGTGCTTCAGCCAAAGATGCTGACCTGATTGTCATTGCTGACACAGGGTCAACTGATGACACGATTCAGTTGGCGATGAACGCTGGCGCTAGAGTCTTTGAGATATGCGTAAAGCCTTGGCGGTTTGACAAAGCCAGAGATGCTGCCCTTGCCTTGCTTCCCCCTGACATTGACATTTGCATTTCGCTAGACCTAGACGAAGTGCTAGAACCGGGATGGCGAAAAGAGGTAGAGCGTGTGTGGGCAACCGACACAACCAGACTGCGCTACAAGTTTGATTGGAGCAACGGGGTCGTGTTCTACAGCGAGAAGATTCACCATCGCTACGGCTACCACTGGCATCACCCAATCCATGAGTACATTCGGGCTGACAACAGAATTCCTGAAGTGTACGCACACACGGATATGCTGTTGGTAAGCCATCACCCTGACGAAACAAAGTCACGCAGCCAGTATCTGCCATTGCTTGAGTTGGCAGTCAAAGAAGACCCGTATTGCCACAGAAATGCTTTCTACTACGCTAGAGAATTGACGTTTTATTCTCAGTGGAGAGAGGCCATCCCTGCGCTCAAGAAGTACCTGACCATGCCGCAAGCAAGCTGGAGCCATGAGCGATGCTATGCCATGAGGCTGCTTGGCAAGTCACACGAAAGCCTAGGCGAGATCAAAGAGGCTGAAAAGTGGTATCAGGGCGCTTGCCTTGAAGAACCCAACACCCGTGAGCCGTGGGTGGATTACGCCATGTTTTGCTACAACACCCATGATTGGGAGACTTGCTACTTTGCAGCAACCAGAGCGTTAAAGATCAAAGAAAAGCTGGAGGTCTACACAATGGACCCCGCTGCATGGTCTGACAAGCCGCACGACCTTTGCAGCATCGCTGCTTGGCATCTTGGTCATAAAGACAAGGCAAGACAAGAACTGGACGAGGCTTTAAAATTCAAGCCTAACGATTCTCGACTACTTGCCAATAAGGAATGGATGAAATGACCACCGTAGACAAAACAGACGCTCGGCTATCGACGCATGAAGAAGTTTGTGCGATCAGGTACGAGCAAATAAATGCCAGGCTCAAGCGCCTTGAAACAATTTTGATTCAAACTGCGGGTGTAATGATCCTGTCAATGGCTGGCACTATATTTAGTGCCATGTGGATACTCAAGTGAAAGATTGGGCCGTTGCATTCATCGCAGCGGCCAGCCTGATTGGGTTTGTTGTGTGGTCCATAAGCATAATCGTGCCATTTATATGGAGCCTGTGAAATGTTACTTGAGCTTGCGGCGGCAAACGCAGCCTTTAACGTTATCAAGCAGGCGCTGGCCAACGGCAAAGACTTGTCTGATATGGGGTCAAAGGTCTTTGACTACTTTGACAACAAAGCCAAGATTCAGCAGAAGGTCACTGAAAAAGGCAACCGATCTGACATTGAAGAATTCTTTGCCCTTGAGAAACTGAACGCTCAAGAAGTTGAATTGCGTGAGCGCATGATTTACGCTGGTAGACCGGGGATGTGGGCTGATTGGCAGAAGTTCCAAGGTGCTGCTGCCCGTAGACGCAGGGAAGACAAGGAAGCTGAGATCAAAGCCATCAGACTACGCAAAGAAAAGATGGAGCGATTTATTGAATACGGGACTCTTGGATTGGCTTCAGTAATTCTTGCTGCACTCTTAATCTACGGCATTGTCATTTACATGATGTACATCCGAAAATGAGCGACAAACCAGAATCCATCGTTGACAAAGTGCTTGGGTATGTGGACAGCCCGTTCAAGCTGTTTGCAATCCTGGTGATGGGTGTAGTGGCGTTTGCCGGGTACTTTCTTTGGCAGAACCAGACATTCATGTTTGATGCCTACAAGGAAAGCAAGAAGCTGCCCGAGATCAACACAGCCCGTGCCGATGATGCCAGTTCAATGCTGCTCAAGAAGACGGGGGCCACAGTGGTGGCGGTGTTCAAGGTCAACCCTCTGTTCAACAGCAGAGTGTTGTATAAAGCCTACACCAAGGACGGCAGGGACAAGACGATTGAAGATATTGATGTGGGCCTGTTCAGTCAGAACACAGCCAACAATTCGGATGTGGTCAAGCTGATGACCAACGAAATCCCCTGCGGCGAGTACCGCTACGCTCAGTCTGAGGTGGGCTTGTGGTACTTAGAAAAAGGCGTGACGTTCACTTGCCGGGTCAGCGTACCGCCAGACAGCCATCGCTTTGTGGGCCAGATCACGGTGGGATGGGCAGAGCAGCCGCAGAACTTAGAACAAGTTCGTTTCATGCTGGAGATCGCCAGCGCCATGTTGACCAAGAGAGGTAATTGATGGCACAGTTTGAACCTGCATTTGAACTCATGATGGCCGACGAGGGGGGCTATGTCCTCCACGATGTCCCCGGCGACACGGGCGGCATGACCTACGCTGGCATTGCCCGGAACAAAAACCCTCAGTGGCCAGGTTGGGCGCTGGTGGACAAAAAGGAGTTTGGCGGCTCCTTGACCCCCATGGTGCGTGAGTTCTACCGTGTCGAGTTCTGGGACAAGATGCGCGGCAACGAGATCAGCAACCAGGATGTGGCCAACACCATCTTTAACTTTGGCGTGAACGCTGGCATGGGCATGGCCGTCAAGCTGGCGCAGCTTGTGGTGGGCGCAACCCCTGACGGCGGTGTTGGAGCCAAGACTGTCGAAAAGCTAAATCAGATACCCGACGGCCAGCGGTTCAAAGAGCAATACGCCTTGGCCAAGATTGCCAGGTATGTGGAGATTTGCAACAAGAACCCCCCGCAGGTCAAGTTCCTGAAGGGCTGGATCGCAAGGACACTAAGGGGCTTGAAATGAACATACTTGGCGTTGGATCAATCATTGAAGCGGTCGGCAAGGTTGCTGGCGACCTGATCACCACCGACAAAGAACGGCTGGAGATGGAGGTCGAGCAGCGCAAGCTGGACCTTGAGGAAAAGCGCATCGACCAAGCCACCGACCTTGCCCAGATTGAGGTCAACAAGATTGAGGCGGGAAGCTCCAGCATCTTTGTTTCCGGTTGGCGGCCAGCGATTGGCTGGATTGGCGTTGCGGCCATGGGATACCAGTTCTTGGCCTATCCGCTGTTCCAGTGGGGGTGGAAGTGGGCGCAGGCTACCGGGTGGGTTCCCGCTGGTCTGGAGCCACCGCCTGTGCTGGACGCCGACCAGCTTTGGGTAATTCTGTCGGGTATATTGGGCATCGCCGGGATGCGGTCGTTCGAGAAGACCAAAGGCGTTGCCACCAAATAAAGGTTACACATGACACCAGAACTACAAAAGTATTACGAAGCCAGGTTTGACCTGTTTTCCCAAGAGGGTTGGCTTGACCTGATGGAAGATGTAGAAGTAATGTTGGAGGCGATGAATAATGTCTCTACCATTGCGGATGAAAAAAGTCTACAATTTCGCAAAGGCGAGATTTCTATCCTGACTTGGCTGAAAACCCTGAAAGGGGTCAGCGAACGAGCGTACGAGGATTTGAATGAAAAGAATGTTTGAATTTGCCTGCGATTGCGGGCAGCGCACTGAGGCACTGGTGGATTATGAGACCGCCAGTGTGCAGTGCGGGTGCGGGGGGCTTGCCCACCGCATCATAAGCGCACCGAAGTTCAACCTTGAAGGTTGGTCTGGGCACTTTCCCTCCGCTTACGGACGGTTTGAGCACAGGCACACTGAGAAGTTGAACGCCGAGCGCAAAGCCAGCTCATAAGCGCCCAGCGCCGAGTTGATTATCCTACAACCATTTTGGCAGGAACATAAATATGTTGATTGACAATGAATCTGAGCCGCTAGGCGAACTCGAAATTGAAGAAACGAAGTCTGAGCTTCCTGAGAAATACAGGGCCAAAAGTTTGGAAGACGTTGTACGGATGCACCAAGAGGCTGAAAAGCTGATTGGCAAGCAGGCCCAAGAGGTCGGCGAAGTCCGTAAATTAGCTGACGAGTTGCTCAAGCAAAATCTCAGTTCTAAGCCGCAACGTATTCAGGAGGAAGAACCTGAAGTTGACTTTTTTGAGAACCCTCAAAAAGCAGTTCAAGCGACGATTGATAGGCACCCGGATGTTCTTGCGGCTCGCCAAGCGGGTCAAGATTTCAAACGGATGCAGATTCAGCAAAAGCTGGTGCATGACCATCCCGACTACGCACAGATAGCCGGTGATGCTGAGTTCCAAAACTGGGTGAAGTCTTCACCCGTGCGTTTGGGCCTCTACGCAAAAGCTGATGGTGAGTTTGACTATGATTCGGCAAATGAGTTGTTGTCCACCTTCAAGCAGCTTCGTGGCGTCAGGGCCAAGGAATCCGAACAGGCAAGTACTGCTGTCCGGGCCAAAAGCATGAAAGCCGCGCAAGTTGATGTAGGTGGGTCTGGCGAGAGTTCAAAACGAGTCTACCGACGCGCCGACCTTATTCGTCTCAAGATGACAGACCCTTCTCGGTATGAAACACTGAGTGATGAGATCATGCAGGCATACGCTGAAGGGCGTGTACGATAATTTAACTTTGGAGCTTTTAACATGGCAAACACAGCATTTTCCCCCACCAATTCGGTAACGGTCACCTCCGCAGCTAACTTCATCCCAGAAATCTGGTCTGATGAAATCGTTGCTTCTTACAAGAAAAACCTCGTCTTGGCCAACCTGGTCAAGAAGATGTCTTTCAAAGGCAAGAAGGGTGATACCGTTAACATCCCTAGCCCAGCCCGTGGCAACGCCTCGGCCAAAGCAGCCACTGATGCCGTGACTCTGATTGCAGAGAGCGACACCCAGATTCAGGTGCTCATCAACAAGCACTTTGAATACAGCCGCTTGATCGAAGACATCGTTGAAGTGCAATCCCTGACATCGCTGCGTTCCTTCTACACAGAAGACGCTGGCTATGCCTTGGCCCGCCGCCTCGACACTGACTTGGTTCAGTTGGGCCGCGCTTTCAACGGCGCTACCATCGGCACTGACGACTACGCAACCAGCGCTAGCTCCACAAAGGCTTTCGTTGGTTCGGACGGCACCACTGCCTACAACAGCTCCAGCTCCAACGCTGCTGCTTTGACTGATGCTGCTATCCGCCGCACCATTCAGCGCCTGGACGACAACGACGTTCCTATGGACGGTCGTTTCTTCCTGATCCCTCCTTCGAGCCGCAACACCCTGATGGGTCTGGCCCGTTACACCGAGCAAGCGTTTATCGGCAACGGCGACGCTATCCGCAACGGTGAAATCGGTCAGTTGTACGGTATGGCTGTGTTCGCTTCTTCCAACGCCGACACTGGCGCTGGTAACACTGCTACTGACCGTATCTGCCTGATGGGTCACAAGGACTCGATGGTGTTGGTTGAGCAGATCGGCATCCGTTCGCAGACTCAGTACAAGCAGGAATACCTCGGTACCCTGTTCACTGCTGACACTCTGTACGGCGTGAAGGCTCTGCGCACTGCCGCGTCTCCATCGGCTGCTAACGCATCCGGCGCTTACGCTTTGGCTGTACCAGCCTAATGAATAGCCCCCGGCCACAAGCTGGGGGCATCTTTTTCTAGGAGATTCAAATGGCAACCGCATCAGCAGTAACATCCCGCAGAGGCAACGATCAGTTCCGGGGCATCTTCAGCGACACATGGGTGGTCACAGCCACTTTGAACGCTGGCTCCTTGGTTGACGCCGCTGGCGAGACTGACGACATCACAATCCCCGGCGTTGCCTTGGGTGATATGGTTATCGGCGCGTCTTTGGGCGTGGATTTGGTTGGCTTGACCGTTACCGGCTATGTGTCGGCAGCAGATACCGTCAAATTCCGTGTTCAAAACGAGTCTGGCTCGACCGTTGACTTGGCTTCTTCAACGCTGCGCGTTGTAGTGGCTCGCATGGTCTAAATGACAGGGGGGCTTCGGTCCCCCTTTCTACAGAAAGAAAATCATGGCTACATATCGTTGTTTGGCAAGTGGTAATACGGTGACGTTCACTTTGCAACACGACATTGACTCAATGCGCGGCCACGGTGGCTACGTTTTGGTTGATGAGCAAGGTGAACTGGTGAAGGTCCAAGAGGCCAGCAAAGAACTACCGATGACGCCCGCTGTGCCCGTAAAGCGCATGGGCAGACCCCGCAAGGCAGTAACCATCTAAGGAGCACATCATGCCAATGGTCGGAACAAAGAAGTTTGCCTACACACCCAAGGGCAAAAAAGAAGCCAAAGAGATGTCGATGAAGTTGGGCAAGCCCGTCAAGCCCATGCCTGTTCGCGGTGCTCGCACGGCGACCAACAAAGCCAAAAAAGGCTACTGATGAAGCCCGGCCTCTACGCCAACATCGCAGCCAAGAAAGACCGCATCAAAGCGGGTTCTGGCGAGAAGATGCGAAAGCCCGGCGCCAAGGGCGCTCCAACAGCAGCCGCCTTCAAGGCTGCTGCCAAGACGGCGAAAAAGAAATGAAAACCCCCGCCTGGCAGCGCAAAGAAGGACAGTCCAAGACCGGAGGCTTGAACGCCAAGGGTCGGGCGTCTTATAATGCGGCAACCGGGGGCGATCTCAAAGCTCCCGTGAAGTCGGGCGACAACCCAAGACGGGCCTCCTTCTTAGCACGCATGGGCAATATGCCTGGGCCTGAGATGAAAGACGGTAAGCCCACCCGGCTACTCTTGTCTCTGAAGGCTTGGGGCGCATCGTCCAAAGAGGATGCTAAGTCCAAAGCCAAGGCGATCTCCGCAAGGAACAAGAAATGAGACCCATATCTGTCGGCATC